TGTTAAAGTTATCTGTGCAGTTCCAAATCTCGGAGCAATGTTTACTATATCTCCATCTTCGTAATTTTTACCTTGATCAATTATCTCAATTGCTTCTAAATCCCCTAATAATGTCGCACCGGTTATCTTTACTGTCAATCCTTCTCCATTGCCAGTTTGAGCAGTAGTAGTGACTATAGTATCAGTTAAATCATCATATGAACTTCCTGGATTTCCATTGTCAGTTATTTCAAAAGTTACAATATAATTTTTTATTAAAGAAATAGGATTATATGGGGAATATGTAGCAACACTTATTTGATCTTCATTAGTGTAATAGGTTGGAGTATTATTATTGCCTGGATTAGCTAAATCAACGTTTATACGTCTAGGTTGATTTCTATTATCTGTCCAGAACAATAAATCTTCTAATAAATTAATATCATTAATTGGGTTAAGTATTGAAAAATTTAAAAACTGTCCTTCTACAAGTTTTGTGTTTATATTTGTTTCTAGATTTCTTCGCCATATTTCACAAATAGCATCTGATGGTGGATATAAATCTAAACCATTAGTAGAAGTGTCTATAAAATTTGATATAAATAAATAAACTGATTGACTATTGCTATCAGTTAAATAACCTATTATATCTGCATTACAGGAACTATCTAAACCAAAGTCAGTTAATTGTATATTTCCTAATATATTTCTTAAAGTTCCTACATCTGCTCCTTCTGCTTGACTAATAGCTATATTAGTGGCATCTCTATATTCTCCATTAGGAACCAATCTAGCGTCCAAGTCTTTATTCATCTTGGATCTTATAAAGGTATTTTTAGTTTCTGCCATAATTAATGTTTAATCCATTTAGATTTACCACGCATTATTTGAACAAATTCACTAGACTTAATATTAGACAATCTTATCTTAGCATTACGTAAAGCCGCTGCTCTATCTTTTTTCCATCTTTGCACTATATATTCAGGTATATTTCTACGCCCTGCTAGTATAGAATAAATAATATGTTTGTACATAGCGTCTTCTGCCATTTTAGGAACTTGTGTGTCTCCGTTTGCTGCTAATCCATCTGATATATATTCTAAAGTTACCAATGCTCCGGCTAAATCACTACTAAAGGAGAACATTCCTGTTCTTTCATTTATTGTAAACCAACCATTTGCTTGAGCAGTTTCAGGATTTAATCCATAAAATTTACCATACCAGTTAAGTGATGGGTAATAACCCCAATAATAACCCCATGGATAATTTTGCCATTGTTGACTTAAAAGTGCAGATTGATTTTTCCATCTTCCTTCTATTTCAGATTGAGCCGCTTCTAAATTTTGACCAAAACTACCTTGAGTTGGTATTCCATCTGTATCTTGAATTGGTAATTCAGTAGGGTTTTGAGTTAAAGTGGTGGGATATATTACTCTTGTCACACCGCCTCCGTCTACCCAGGATACTTTAACGTAGTTAACATAATCTTGTGGAATAGCCACAGATAAACTTGGTGGAATAGTTAATTCTTGTGATTTCTTGCTTTTTAATGTATCAAAAGAAAATTCTTGTAAACCTCTTTTTGCGTGAAATATAACATCACTTCTTTTAACTTTAGGTATTAACTTGTCTTCTCCTACGTAAGTTATTAAAAAGTTATTAATAACATCGTTTAATGATGTGTGAGAATAACTACCATAGTTATCTTCTACTGCATATTCTTGTAGTTCACAAACCATTAAACCACCAGTGTATGTATTAAACTGTCTTATAGTAGTCCCTTCTTTATCTAACACGAAACTCTGTGCAGGATCTAAAGCTATAGGAACATCCCCTGGGGTAAGAATGTAATACATAGTATAATTCGAATTAGAACGAACTTGATTATAATTTTGATCATAAGCACTAATCAATTTAGTATTATAATTGTTGAAAGTGAAATCTGTTTGACCACTGCCACTTACTTCAACAACAGCTTGTCCTGAATAGTATTGTGCGTTAGTTTCTTTTATTAGTCCCATATCTTATTAACTTTTTTCATTTGCTTCCTCTTGTTGCGCCTTTTGCGCAGCAACTTGGATAATTTGTGGATCTCTTAACACTACTCCAGCATAAAATAAAATATTAATAACTACTTCAGTTTGTTCTGATTTATCTAATTCAAAATCTACTGTACCTGTAGTGGGGATAGTAGGTCCACTTGCACCGGTTGGAACAAATGTAAGTTGATCTACACTTCCTATTTCATATGCCCATACTACATCTGCTGGTTTTTTTATATAATCAATTTCTATAGATCCAGTTTGGGTTATATCTGATGGTAATACTTTTAAAGTATTATTTTCGTATAAATATTGTGGATAAGTATAATCTGCTTCTAATAAAGAGGAATTTCTTATTAGATTAAACTCATGTCTAGTTAACTTTTCTAACTCTACATGTTTATCGTCATAAACTACTTCATCCGGGGAAGGAGCGGTAATAACATTGTAATTTCTAAAAGTTACATTACCTAGTTTATACAGATCAGTTGGAATTTCAAACGCTCCAGCACTATAAGTGGGATACGCTGTAGTACGGAAACTTTCTAGTTTCTCTTCAATGGCAAATACTCTATCAGCATAATCAACATCTGATTGGGGTATTCGTACTTGTTGGTTTAAATCTTCAAAATATCTTTCAAATATTTCTAATTGAACTTGAGTTGCTATATTATTAAACTCATAAGGGGTCATGTAACCTCGTTGTTCTTTATTGAGAATTAATAAAACAGTTTGATATACATCATTTACGTTTATTGCCATTTCTAATATTTTTAAAAAAGGATGGCGATTAAACCATCCTTAATTATAATCACTTGTTATTTAAGTTTTTTCTCTATTGATCGATAAACTCCTAAACCTTCATCAGTTTTAAACCATACAGCTAATGCTGAATAAGCATTTTCCTCAAATGGTACAGTCATTAATTTTCTACCATTAGAGGCCCACGTAAATGTACGTTGATCTGAAGATAACTTAATTATCCTATTTTCACATGCTTTTATTCCAAAGTTTCTTAATTCAACATTTTCATCTTGAATTAATTCTAAGAACAACATAGGATTTCTTTTTGCAAATACTAACAAATCTCTTTTAATCTCCTTAGAACTCATGTCTGTAACACCAGAGCCTATTTCTACTCTAAGAATAGCTTCAGCGTGATCAACATCTAGATCTCTAGCCATTTGCATAGCATCTACTTGAACTTCTAAGAAATCTAATTCATTCCCAGCATCTACTTGTGGCATTAATTCTTTATATATCACATTTCTTGATGGGTGATATAAAGAAAGTAATTTTTGCAAGTTTTGTTGTTCTCTAGGGACTATTAATCTTCCAGATTGGAAAACAATATGACCTAATGTTGAAGGACCTTTTTGTTCATCCACAAAGGGAGATGGTTGGTTTGTAGCATATCTTAACTCTCTTTGATGTCCTTTCTCTTCGTCAAACCACATTAGTGGATGGCGAGGATTATTTTTAGAATTTAATCTTAACGTCAAAGGTTTTTTGTTTTTTAGTAGATAAACTCTATCTTTTATTTCCCAATTGTTTTTAACAACGGGAACTGTGTTTTCTAAAATTTCCATAATATAATATAATATAATAATAAAAAGCTAGAGTGCCGAAGCACCCTAGCATCATTGTTTTTTTTATGCTGTAAATAACATAAAATTGTTAGCAGCTTGAGTTACTAAACATCTTTCAGATAAGAAATGAACTTTCATTGCATCTAAACCTGAAGTGTAAGCACCTCCAACTGAACCAGTCACCCATGACTTCATTCTTCTGTCATCAGCTTCTGAAGCTCTATACCTTACGTGTAAGAATGGACGTCTGATGTTAGATCCTAACATTTGGTCGTACACTGTTGAAGTACCTGCTGGTACTAATACACCTTCGATATCCTTAGCTAATCCACGAGTAGAAGCATCATTAAGATATTTCCAATCGGTTTTATAGAAATCATAAGAACCTCTTCTAAAGCCATCAAAACCGAAGTTTAATGCCATAGCTGAGTCATTCTCAAATAATCCATAAGAAGCTCCATTAACACCTGGAGAACCACCTTGTGCAGATCCACCAACTTCAGAAACCATGTTATCAATAGCTAGAGCTAAAGATCTATTACAGAAAATCATATTTTCTTCAATAGCACCTTCGTAATCTAACTGAGAAAGAATTTCATCAAATTCAGTTAAAGCAGCGTTTCCACCACCTGAACCAGCAAATCCTTGATACTCATGACCTCTTTCAGCTACAGCTGAGAATAAACCTTGTGTACCTTTATTTCCAGTATAAGCACCGCCTAGAGCAATACCTTCTACACCTGAACCAGAGGTAGCAAGTTCACCTTCAACCATCGCCATCTCTAAATAATCTTCAAATCTAAGTCTAGTTTCAGATTCAGATTTTAAAAACCATAAGTATCCAGATGTTCCATCTTCAGTAGCAACTTCAACCCAACCGATCTGAGCAGTGTCAGAACCATTGATTTCAAAGATATCTCTAATAATAATTGGAGAGTTTGAATACTGCGTAAATTCTGGCTCAATAGATGATAAAGCACTATCATCAGAACCTTTTTGCCATTCAGCACCATATACGAATATAGATACATCACTGTTAACTCCTCCAGAAGATCCACTTCCAGCGAATATTGCTGTTAAACCAGCTTCTGTATAAGGTTCAACTGTTATTTCAGCAAATCTAGCAACACCAGCACTACCACCACCAGTAGCAGCGGCTACAGCAGTAACAATTACTTTAAGTGTACTACCAGCACCAGTTCCAGCAGTTCCATAAACAACTAATGTTTGATTTACTTTAATAGCGCATTCAGAACTAACTGTTCCACCAGCCGCTGTTATCTCTGGATCAATTTGTATTAATATGGTATTAGCATCAACAACTTCACAAGTATCATAAGAAACGTGTAATCTATTTTGCTCTGACCAGATAACCTGATCTGATGTCATAGGCATTTCAGCTCCTACCATTCTCAAGAAACCACCAATAGTTCGGTTTCCGTATCTTTCTACCTCTTGCTCGTAAAGCTCAGGTAAGTATTGTTGTGCGAAATCTTCATTACCTTCGTTAAAAGTAAGATAATTCTTTTGCAATGTCATTTTGTTTTGTGCGGGTTCCAAATATGGTCCCAACGCCGGGCTTAATCCTGCCATTTTTTCTAAATTTTAATTTATGTTCGTTTTCTAATTTTTAGTTTCGAACCATCAGCTCCTGAAATAGCTTTTACTTTTAATCCATTAATAAACACATCTCCGTTAGAAGTAGCTCGTGGTTTCCCATCTTGTATATTTTTAGATTTAGCAACCATATCTTTAGTAGCATCAGCTTTGCCTTGCTCATAAAAATGTTGGGCTATTTTATCAGAATTTCTAGCCGCATAAATTGCTTTATGATATGAATCATAATCATTAACACTTCCGTCTTTATTTAGGAACTTCCCTATAAAGTTATTTAAGTTTGATTGTGACTCAACTGCTTCATCAGTATTAGAAATATTATAATTAAATTTCTTTTCTCCAACATTAAATTTAAAACCTTTAAATTCATTGGTGAAAAAATCTTTAGTTTTTTGTTTAAAAAACTGATGTTGCTCTTCGGCTTTTGTTTGGTTCGATTTCCATTTATCGTAAAACTCGTTAGCTTTTTGTTGATCCTGTGATATGTCGGTCCTCAACTTGATTTCGTCATAGTATTTCTTTTTAGTTTCTTCTAAAAATTCACGAGCGTTTGCAATTTCTTCTTTATAAGCGAGTTTTTTCTTTCTTATGTCTCGCTCTTCATCCACACCTTCATCAAAAGCAAATTTGTCTTCTATAACAAATTCTATTTCATCTGAATCTAAGTGTGATTTAGTATTTTTATAATATTCTCTAAGTAAAGTTGAATCTTCAACTTGAGAATAATCAATGTTTAATCTAGCGTAATCTTGGATGTTTCCTCCCGTTTCCTTCATGAAACTAATTAGTTTGTTTACGCTTTGTGGTAATTCTTGTGCCACAACCTCTTTTGGTAATGGAGTATCTTCTATTTTTTCTTCACTCTTAATGGGAGTTTCTTGTTGTTCGGTGTGTGTCTCTCCCACTTCTTGCAATTCCACTTCGGCTTCTGGCCTTTCTTCTTTGCTTTCTTCATTAGACGGTAACACAACCCTCGTTGGTTCTGACTCAGGAACGGCATTTTCTTCAGTTTTAGAATTAGTTAAATCTACTTTAAAATCCGCATCTTGTGATTTCATTAGTTTTTTGGGACGTTTAACTTTAAACTCCCCTTCTTGAATTGTTTCTTCTGACATAATATAATATAATAGTTATAAGTTATTGTGGCATAAAATTATCTATAGTTATAGGTTGACCACTGTTATTTTCCTCAAAATTTGTTGGAGGTAAATCTTTTTTTCTTTGGGCAATCATTTCACTTTGTTGACTACCAGTTATTCTTGTTCTTTTATCTTTTCTATCTTCTATTTCTTTTTCTCTTTGAGCATCTCTTTCTACTTTTGAGGATTCTAATTGCATTTTATACTGGTATTCAATTTCAAGTAGTTTCTGCTTGATTATAGATTCAGCTTGCATTCGTTCCATTTCGAATTGGGATTCAGCTTTTTTAATCTGTATTTCAGTTCCTGCTAAAGCTTGTTGTTTTTGCATTTCTGCCATTGCAGCTTTTTCAGCAGCTTCGGCATTTGCTTGTGCTTGAGCTTGAATATTTTGAAGTTGAATCTTCTCATCATATTCTTGTTTTTTCTTTCGTCTATATTTTAAGAATTGATTTGCTAATTTTAAATTCCTTACTTCTCGTATGTCAATAGCATCCTCTAAATATATTTGATTTTGCTGTAATGCTACTTGAATATTTTGCTCTAGTTGAGCTTTTTCTTCTTCATCTGGTTCTAAATTAATAAAGATACCAAAGTCATGCATGTTTAATTGAGACAACTCATCTAAAGTTCCTACGTTGTAGCGAGATATAGAGTTTTGTAAAGCCATTCTAGTGGTAGGGAACATTAAGGAATCCGCTACTCTCAATGATATATTTTCACATGTTCTTAATGTTAAAAATAAACTAGATTGTAATATGTGACGAGTTGCTGTATTAGAATTAGCTGCTGCTAATTTTTGTAACCCTACTAATGAGTTAGCATCTGGCGTACTGGCATCTCTAGCTTCGTTTAACCCTGTCACATCTCTTATCATTTGAAGATAATAATTGTACGTTTGTATTAAACCATTTATTTTGTTAGCGCTTCCAGATGTTTGTAATTCTTGAATAGGTATTTTCCCCCTATTAGGATCACCATCTTGAGTTAAAGATCTACCTACTATACTACCTGTTTGAAAGAACATATTTAATGCTTCAGCAGGATTATAATTAGTTCCATTACCTAAATCTACTTCTGCTAATCCATCCATATCTAAGAAAATTCCATCTGGAACTATTCTAGATAATACTTGTTGTAATTTCAAATGAGTTAACTGAATCATATCTGCAAATCCAGTTATTCTACTAACTAAAGATTCTATTCTACCTTTGTACATTCTAGGAGCACATAGAGAGTAACTCATATTAACTTTTACTGTATCACCATATGGTCTAGTCATGTTTTCAGCAAATCCCCATTTCAACATCATAGGATGTCCTAGTATCTTTGCTCCAGAATATAGAGTTTCAATAGATCGTTCAATTTTATCAAAACTATCAGAAGGTGGTGGGTTAAAAGTATCTGTTTTTACAATAGCTTTTTCTAACCCAGTGTTAGTTTTCTTTATTTTCCAAACCTGATTAGTATAAGTTTTATATTCAAAATACATTACTTGAATAGTGTTATTATCTTGCTTACCATTCCAGTTACGAGTGTAATCTTGATTTCCAGGATATTTTTCAATCTCTTCTAACTCGGTAGGGGTTAATTCAGGAAACTCTTTCTTCAACTCAGCTAAACTAATTCCTTTTACTTCTCCAACATACCAAATGTCTTGGAAATTTGGATCTTCAGTGTAAGAATAAACTAGATTAGCAGGGTCTACATAATCTATAACTACTCCTTCAGATTTATTCCATGATGTTTTAACTGCTCCAATACCTATTACAGCTAAATCATAATTAATTCTTTGTCTTACTTGTTCGTACTTGTTTTTCTCTAATACTTGATTAATAACTTCTTCTTCTGCTACTTCAACAGCTTGTTTAAAGTCCATTTGTAAATGCACTGATAATTCCTCCAAATCTCTTGGAGCATTGTTTGGATCTGCAGAACTAAATGCATTTATACCCAACATATCTTGGGCTTTCTGTAAGAACTCCCTAGCGTTTATATCAATTAATAAATTC